TAGGCAGTCATATACTACTGAAGAACAATCATTGTCTAATTTTAGAAATTTGTTAATGACACGATATGGTGAGCGTTATATGCAACCAACGTTTGGTACTAAAATACATGATATGGTATTTGAACCAAATACTGCATTAGTACGAGAAGAATTACAAGGATCAATTGAAGATGCTATAAAATTTTGGTTACCATATATTATAGTAAAAGAAATTGATGTAATACCTGATGTTGCAAATTATGCATTATCAGTACGTATAAGATTCACTGTAGAAAATTCAAATGCGGAACGTGTTATAGTAATATTAGCTAATGAAAATGAGTTATTGGTATCTGATATTGATGTGCCTTTAGATTTAGTACAAGTAGGAGAATTTAATTATTAAGGAAATCAATGGCATTAGTTAAAAAAGATGTTAAATATTTAAACAAAGATTTTGCGCAATTCAGACAAAATCTTATAAATTTTACAAGACAATATTTTCCTAATACATATAATGATTTTAATGAAACATCTCCCGGGATGATGTTTATTGAAATGGCGTCATATGTTGGGGATGTTTTATCATATTATACAGATCAATCATTCCGAGAATCTGTACTTAACAATGCACAGGAAAGTGCTAATATTTTAAATTTAGCTCAATTATTTGGATACCAGGCTAAATTAAATACACCGGCTACTGTAATATTAGATATATTTCAATTAGTACCATCAAAAGGTACTGGTAATGCTACTGAACCGGATTTTGATTATGCATTATCTATATCAGAGAATGTACAAGTACAAACAGAAGCCGGTATTAATTTTGTAACAGTATCACCGGTGGATTTTAATGTCAATACAGCCACCAATTCGCGTGAGGTATCTGTATATTCAACTGATACATCTGGTAACATCGAGTTTTATCTTTTAAAGAAACAAGTAGCGGCTAAATCAGGTGAACTTAAAACTAAAACTTTTGAATTCGATACACCTAAGCCATATGATAAAATAACTCTGCCAGAGACAAATGTATTAGATATTGTTGATGTAATAAGCAGTACTAATGATGTATGGTCACAAGTAAATTATTTAGCACAAGATACTGTATTTGATTCTATAGCTAATATTCCGTTTAATGATGTTGAAATGGCCGAGTTTAGAAGTACAGTACCGTATATTTTAAAATTAAAACGTACTCCTAGGAGATTTGTTACTAGGATTAGAGATGATCAAAAATTAGATATTCAATTTGGTGCTGGTGTAAGTTCTGATTCAGATGAGGAATTAATTCCTAATCCAAAAAATGTTGGAATGGGATTGCAATATTTAAAACGTACAACAACAGCCGATGTAGATCCTACTAATTTTTTAAGGACTAGTACATATGGATTAGCACCTAATAATGAAACGTTAACAGTTCGTTATACAGTAGGTGGGAGTATAGAAGAAAATATACCTGGTAATTCATTGAATATTATTACCAGTGTTAATTATAATAATATCAATACAGCTGATGTAAATTTAGATTTTGTAAAAAGTACTGTAGCTGCTAATAACCCAGAACCTGCAACCGGTGGTAAAACTAAGCAAGATTTAGAATCTATACGACAAGAAGCCATGGCCAATTTTGCAGCTCAGAATAGAATGATTACTAGAGAAGATTATATCGCTAGATGTTACATGCTACCAGCTAAATTTGGTAGTATTGCAAAAGCATATGTAATTGGAGACTCTCAACAAAATACAGAAGATAAATCATATCCTCGCGAGACTTTATCAAATCCATTAGCTTTAAATTTATATACTTTAGCATATAATGATCAAAAACAATTAGTCCCGTTAAATACAGCATTAAAAGAAAATTTACGTACATACCTAGGACAATTTCGTATGTTAACAGATGCTATTAATATTAAAACATCTTATATTGTAAATATTGGAGTAGATGTTGATATCATTCCTACTCCTAATAGTAATAGCCAGGAAGTAATTTTAAGAGTAGTAAATCGATTGAAACAATTATTTAATGTGGACCGCATGCAGATCAATGGTCCTATAAATATACCTAATATCATGTCAGAATTAGATAAAGTAAGAGGTGTACAGACAGTTGCTGGATTAGATATAACAAATTTATATAATACTGTAACTGGATATTCTAAATATGTTTATGATATCACCGGGGCTACTAAAAATGGAATAATATATCCAAGTTTAGATCCCATGATATTTGAAGTTAGATTTCCTAATAAAGATATTAAAGGTAGAATAGTAAGTTAAAAAGGAAATTATATGTATCAATTATTTTATACGGAACGAGATAATACGTTATATGAACGGTTTCCGGATTTAAACGCGGGTATAGACCCAATATTGGAATTGACAAAAATAGCATCTGGATCTAATCTCAATGGTAATGTACAGGCAAATACATATAATACACGTATATTATTAGATTTCGGAGCTCAGATAACAACATTGACTAATTTAATCAGTACTGGTAAAATACCTCCTATAGGTAATTCATCTAACTCGGCATCAGTATATCTATCAATGCAGGCCGCGGATGCATCAGATCTTAAATTATCATATACTTTAAAAGCTTTTCCTGTTTCTCAATCATGGTCAAATGGAAATGGTAATAAAGGCGATACACCACAAACTAAGGTTGGCTCGTCTTGGTATAATAGATCTGGTGATGGAAAGGCACAAACAGGTATTGCATGGGATACTGGCTCTGCTATGAGCGGTATTTCGGGATTAGGTGTGACTGAAACAAAAGGTGGTGGAACGTGGATGACTGGTTCTGGGTATGAAGCTAGCCAATCATTTTCAAATGAATTACCTCATATAAGAATGAATGTAACAGACATTGTATCTAAATGGGTTAATGGTACTATTGATAATAATGGATTTATAATCAAGCGGCCGGAGGTGGATGAAAGGTCTGGTGATATATTAGGAAACATACAATATTACGGAAGAGAAACTCATACAATTTTTATTCCTAGAATGGAAGTTGCTTGGGATGATACTATACATTCAGGTACTAGTTCATATGCAGAAATTAGTAGCGAAACATACGTACCATTTTTTAAAAATATAAAACGTAGTTACCGCGAGGCTGATAATACTATTTTTAGAATTGGTGTACGTCCAGAATTTCCAAATAAAACATATCAAACCAGTTCATTCTTTATTACCAAAGATAGGTTACCAACTTCTAGTTTTTATAGTATACAAGATACAGTAACACAAGAAACAATTATACCATTTGATACTACAGCAACAAAAATTTCATGTGATGCAAAAGGATCATTTTTTAAATTGCGATTAGATACATTCATGCCGGAACGATATTATAAAATTTTATTAAAAGTTGAACGCGACGGTGGTGATGATGTACAAGTACATGATGATGGATATTATTTTAAGGTTGAAAAATAATGGCAGATAATAGATTTACAAAGAGACCGGATGCTAAAGATGAGTTTGCTAATGAAATCAACACCAAGGAAATCATTTCAAAATATCTATTAGAAGAATTCCCGACTGATAAAGTATTACAGCAAGGTAAATTATCAGAATCTGATGTGTTACCGACGATACCGGTAAAAGGACTTGCTTCTAGAAGCACCGCTACATCATTACTAGAAATAGACGCAGATGTATCTGCATCATATGCTCAATACAATATTAATAAAATGGTACCAGGTGTTGATGATGAAGAATTAGATGAGATATTAGATGATGAATTTGAATTTTATCTAGACCCAGATGATGGTGGATTTAGAGCGCCTGCAACCACCGGTATTTTTCTTATCAGTGTCGAAATAGATGATCGTCCATTTGATTTTCATGATACATATATAACTAGCGGTCCAGAAAATATTCCATCGTTTATTGCAAATGGCATGGAGGATGATGATATACTTACTAGTGTTTTTTGTGTTTGGTTTATTGAACGTGATATAGCAAGACCAATACCTAATTATAAAACACTTGAGGTAATGTTAACAGAGCGAGGCTTGACATATTCTGATATTGCAGAGGCTAATGAAGATCAAATGAAAGAATTTGATATGAGATTAGATGGTCGATTTAAAAATTATCCGGATGCTGATGTCGACGGGAATCCATTACCTAGACCAACTTTGTTTGATGAATTTGTAGCCAAATCAATTATTGACAGATCTAGAAACTGGACACCAACCATTAGATTTAAAGCAGAATATACACCTGGTGAAAGTAGTACAGGTGAAACCTTTTTAAGAGATCCAGGCGATTATATTAAACCATCGAGTTTAAGATCACAAGCTACATATATTCCAGAGTTAGGTAAAATGGTTAATGCACGTAAAGCGCGT